TACCCAAGTAGATAATCTTACCGTCAGGCTTGAGAACAGCGTCAAACTCTTTAACAGTTTCTGCAAGCTTTTCTCGCATCATGTGTGTCATGGAGTTATTAGGTACTTCTACGTCATCTGCAATGATAATGTCGGCACGAGAACCTGTAAGCTGTCCAGTAACACCCACACTCTTTACAGAGGGGCTACCAGATGCTTTAGCTGGTGCGACATCAAAGGCAATCTTAGACCATCGTTGTCCATCTTTAGCAATCAGGTGTTGACATATAGGTAGTTCTGTGATAATACGCTGCGTAAAGGTAGAGAAGTCATCAGCACGTGCTTTAGATGCTGAGACAACCATAAACTTTAACTGTGGGTCTAGCAATAGCTGATGTACCACGTATGCAGCAGTAATGTAGGACTTACCTACACCCCGAAACGCCTCAATAATGCTACGCTTGGGACTTGTCTGTAGGTAGTGTGCAATATCGTACTGCACAGGTGTAGGCTCTGGCAGACCTAAGTGTTGCCATACTAAGTATGTAAAGTTCCTAAAGTCGTGTAGTGGCTCTGGAATGTTAGTCATCATATATAACTTCTATATCATGTGCATGGTTGTCGTTTACCTTTGCCCACACAGCGTTAATAGGTGCTACTGAAAACTCCCACGTAGCATCCTTATCTCCTACTTGTGCAGAACCTTTTAAGTTTAGTCCAGTAGTAGGTGCAGTAGTGTTATTACTAAAGCCTATAGTAATAGCGTGGTTATCGTGGTCATTCTGTATTACTAGATACATACGAGATGAGTTATCATCTAGTAGCTTTACCCACGATTGGTCTGCTGGGAGTGTAACATTCTTAGATGTTAGACTAGCATTATGTCCTCTCATTGTACACTCTCCGCTACCTCAAAGGGTAGGTCTTTTAACAGGTTGTCCATAGGACTTTCTGCCATAATAGCATCAAGACTAGCACCATTGTCCTTGAGAAACTTGACAGCTACTGACAACTCAGACGCTGTGGCCTCGCCACTACGTACTCGTAGTAGCAAGTCCTGTGTTACAGCATCGTGCAAATTGTCTATCAGTTCTTTTTTACTCATTGCCACTCTCCTGTACGTATCTGCTCAGTGACTTCTACTGCACGGTGGCCTACTTGTTTAGCCCACCTACTCTGTAGAAACTCCTCTGCCGCCATATCGTACTTTCCGTCCTTTAGCAGAGCCATTGCGTTTACGAACTTTGCTACTGTCCCTATCCCTACGTTGAAGGTGAAGTTGATAAGGGCTGCGAAACGTACCTCGTCTAGGTCTTTCGTCCACGCAAACCTGCGTGTCAGTTGTGTCACTGCCTCTTGTATGTCGTGTTCCAGAAGCATCTCTGCTTCTTTCTCTGTTATACCAACATCGTCTAAGTTTCTTCCAACACCGATAGTACATTTGCCCTGCGTACAGAAATAAGGTTTAAGTTTGACACCCTCGTGCCGCTTCAACTGCTCTATTAGCTTTGTCATGCTTTCTTCTTGTATTTACTTGTGTTTTTCTTAGGAAACCCAGCCTTCATGTTAGCATACGACTTGTCAGAAATTGTTGACTTACTCTTAGGACGGCTAGTACCAGCCTTCTTACGCTTGTTAATGTTTTCGTATAAGCTCATTTTGAATTTATCCTATGTACTATGTTGATTGCTGTATTTATCCATACACCTGTCAATACTAATAGGTGTATAATTAGTTCAATATGTATTATTTCCATCTACCGATTGCATTTCCTAAAACTATCTTCATCTTCTCTACTTCTATCTCTAGTTCCTGAACCCTCCGCACAGTATTCTGTACTTCTTTCGGTGGTTGAAAATCGTCAATCCAATCATCGTTCTCTTCTATTTCAACCATCATCATTTCTTGTTCATGCTCTAAGAAAGATATGCGTTCTGTAAGACCAAAGTATACCCATACAGACACAGCAGTAAATGCAATCATACTAACTAAGTTACGTAGTGGGATAGTTATTTCACTACCTTCGTTTAATCGTGTTATTCCTTTAGGCATTATTTCTTTTCCTTAATAGAAGCTGCCAATCCCCCACCAAAGTAAAAACCTACAATTACTAGCATAATCTCGCCAATCCAGAACTCGTTTAAGACACTCTTAACTGCTTCGGTATCACCCTTGCCAGCTAATGTCATACTCATTGTAATAGAAAAACATACTAGAAAAGTAACTGTAAACATTAGTGCTAGGTAGCGTTGTGCTAGCTTGTAGGGAGCGTAAGCCGCCAGTAGGTCTGTTTTAGCCTTAGACTTAACGATAACCTCTTCTTCGGTAGAGGTATGGATGTCATCTATGAGCTTAATGCCCTGCTGGATTACATCCTTACTTCCAAATAATTTCATTAGTATAGGTATCATGTCATTGTTCCTATCTTCTCACACTTAGCACCTACTATTTCGTAGTCAGGTATAACAAACTTTACACTACCTATCATTTCTTTTATACGTGCCTCACACTGTACTTTAGTAGGTCTAAGACCCCAAGTGTCATCTAATTGTAAACATTCTTCAGGTGACTGTATCATACAGGCAAATACGATAGCTTTAAACATATCTTATCCTCTCGTTGCTAGATAATAGACGAAAGCAAAGTAAACTACTAACGCTCCCCCAAGTATAGTGAGGGCTGCTATGGTTAGTATCTCTATTAGCTGCTTACGTTTTCTTATTCTTTCTTCTTGTTCTAACTGTCTACGTTTTCTTGCTTCAGCTTGAAACTTAATCCAATCTTGCCAAAGGCCAGCACGTCCATAAAGCTGCATAGCTTCACGTAACTGGTCTTCTTGTTTACGTACTTTCTCAAGTGCCATAAACTCTTCTAAGTCTTCACCAGCACTACCGCCTACTTTAGTCCAGAACGAGTTTTTCTTTTTATGCGCTTTCTTCTGAAGAGTATCCTTCGCTGTAACAAAGTCTGAGATAGCTCTCCCACAGTCTGCTAGTTCACGTCCGTTGGCTAGAGTTTGTTTTATTACAGCAAAGGCGGCATTACAGGCTGCTAATTCAGCCAGCATATACTCTCCTAGTTAGTTCGTCTGATGTTTTCCATAGGTTGTCGGTTAGGTGACGTAGTACCAGAGCGAGTACCACTACGCTTAACTTTCTTTTTCTTAATACCTAACATACTAAGAATACCACCTTTGGCAATTTGATAAGCTTCGCCAAAGCCCATTGGTTTAGTTTGTCCTTGATAAGCCATTACTTATCCTTCCACATTTTATATATTTTAAAGCTTAAGTAGCAGATGGACATAACCCCCACTACCAAAGCTACCCACTGGTTAAGAGTAGGTAGCCACAGGGGTGCAGTCAAACCGCCACCAGCAAGCATTATATCGTTCTGGTTCACCCTGCAATCTCCATAATGGTAAGTTCTTGCCTTGAATCTATGTTTGTTCCAGCGTAACATATGCTGTTACCATTACCGCTTGCCGCATAAATTTCGTATGTAACTGCGTCAGTTGTTGCAGGGGTATCTGTATAAGAAAAAGCTAAAGGAATATAATAGGCAGAAGCCAGATAAGCCCTGCTTATATCTCCTGTAATATCACTAAAAGAACCAGTTCCTATTTTTCTATATACCCTTACCCTAAGATCACCTACTGCGGCATAGGTTTGCGCGCCACCTAAATTAAATAGCATAAGTTTGCTTGAGGTGCTTGAAGGCGTTACTGTTATATTGTGACCTGTGGTTGAAAAACTTGTAGAACTTGTGCAAAATGTTCCAGTAAATCTTGATGAGGTTACGTTGATAATACTCCCACTTTTTATAGGCAAGCCAGCCGATGTTACAGCAGACAGAGACTGATTGTTTAATTTTGTTAGTGCCATGTCAGTCTCCTATTGCCTAATCTCAGTCAAAATCATTATGCTAGGATTGCCATTTTCTTGTGCTTCACCAGCATCCCCATTTCCATCTTTAGCTTGAATTTTGTAGGTAACAGCACTGGTTGTAGCTGGCTCATCAACCCAAGAAGTTGTGTGATAACTTCTGGTGTTATTATAACCACTTAAAACCCTAAGTCCGCTTGAAGTAGGGGCTAATTGTGTGCTGTCTCTGAAAAGATGTTCATGAATATGACAACCAGCAGCACTATCAACCACTTCATATTGAATACACCACTGCACTAATATTTTACTGTTAGAATATTTAGGTGTGATTGTTGCTTCCAATCCAGTGTCTTGAAAGGTGCCTGTTAAATTAAGTTGTGTGTCATAAGTGTTCGTAATAATTTGCACAGGCATATTAACCGCAAACCTTGCGTCAGAAATAGTGCCAGTTAGTTTCGTTGCCGCCATCGTATCTATCTTGGCATCAGTCACCGCACCATTGCCCAGCTTGGCAGTCGTAATAGCCCCATCAGTAACCGAACCAACACCCAGCACATCACCCAGCGCAACAACAAAGTCAATGCTGTCTGAGGCTGTCAGAGCCGTGTCAAAGATGAGGTTGCTACCTGATACTGTAAAGCTATCCTGTGGTGCTTGGATAACGCCGTTCAGAGATACAAGTAGCTGGTTAGCTGTCTCTGGAAAGTATGCCGCAGAACCTAGCGTCAAAGCGTAGGTAGCTGTAGCAGAAGCAGTAAGAGCGTCTAGCTTATGGAAGCCACCGCCTACTGGGGATTTGCCTATGTATGGCATCTATTTCTCCTTATGGTTTTGTAGGCCATACAACATCATCCAGTGATGTGTAGCTGTCGGTTATGTCACGCAATGCTTGGCGATAATCTGTTTGGGCTTGAGTCATAGTGCGGTCAGACAAAGCCCATACATCTGTTTCAGCAAGAAACCTGTTTCGCATTTCCCTTAAAGCCTCTAGCTTTTCTTCTGCTGTAGGTGTTGACTGAGTGTATGTTCGTGTTGAT